TTGAATTTTTTATTATAATCGGTTTTATTTTTCAACACACGTTTTTGTGTTATTTTTCTTTTATTTTTAATTTCACCTTTTAATTTCACCTTTTAATTTCACCTTTTAATTTCACTTATATATTATTAATATATAACCATAATCAATGAGTAATGATGATTATGATGATGAAAATGACAATTACAATAAAAATAGCAACGATAAATGGACGGAAAAACGGGAATATAAACTAATGTCATGGAAGGACATTTGTAAACAATATTTAGAATACCATCAAAAAGAAAAAGATAGAAATTATAAAATTATGCAACAAATGCTTGTGTTTAATTTAATTTTATCAGGAATAGCAGTCGTTTTAAATGGTATTGTTTTTGTAAATGATGAATTATTTTTAGTAGGAAATATTTGTGCAGCCATTATTAATTCTATTTTGGGAGGATTTCAAGTATATCAGCGGTTTGAGGGAAATGAAACAAAGTACAGTTTGCATGAAACAGCAATTAAATCATTCAAAAGATTACATCATACAATTGAAACGCAATTGGCTCTTCCTATATATCAAAGACAAAATTGTTTGGAATTTACCAAAAAAATCGTCAAATTATTTTTAGAATATGACGACGATTTTGAACAACCTCTTTTATCTTTGCACACATTTACATCTAAAGAAAGGATAAATTATCCATCTATTACTGATTTACCTTCCACGCCCTCTCCAACCAGAAGTGCGAGTGATAGATTTGATGCACTGGAATTACAATTAGATGAGAGACATAGTGGTAGCAATGATGGCAGTGGTGGTGGTAGTGGTAGTGGCAGTTATAATGGCAGTTATAATGACAATATAGAAGACGAAGATGATATGGAAGATAATAACAGAATGGGACTAACAGAAGATGAAAATACACGTTTTGGTTTTTTTATACAAAGAGTATCTGATAAGCAAGATGCAATGAGAACTTATCAAATTCAGCGTTTGGCACGTAATGGAAGGTAAGATAATAGATAAAAGAAATAAAAAAGAAAAGAGGAGGATAAAAAGAATGAGAAGGGAAAATGATGTATATGAGTTTATTAAATATTGTTTATTATTAGAAAGATAACAAACAATATACCATAACAAAAGAAAGAAAATGAGTTGTTTATCAAGCACCGCCCCGATTAATATTGATGCTGAAAAACAATCTGGCACGTGTGATTTAAAATGCGATTATCAATTCAATTATAGTTCCAGCATATCTACTGCTACTAATCGCGGTGATTATCTTTCGCTCAATTATGAACCCGCCTCTTCTGTATCGCCGGTTCGATTTAATGCGTATGATTACATAGTATCCGAAGTGCGAATTTACACACCTTCCTTGCATACCTTTAACGGCCAAAAAACCAAAGGAGAATGTATTATCGTTCATACATCAACTTCGGGAAATAATCCATTACTTGTATGTGTGCCTATTTTAGATGGACGCAATTCAGGACGTGCCTCGCAGTATTTATCCAAAATGATACGCAATGTTGCGAAAACAGCACCGGTAGATGGCGAAACTACGCAAATCAAGCGTTCTTTTGATTTGAATGATTTTGTGCCTTCTAAGCCCTTTTTTTCATATACGGGAACACAGCCTTATCAGCCGTGTCAAGGCAAAAATTATTTCGTGGTGTTTGAACCCGAAACATCTGCGCTTGGAATATCGTCCAAAGATTTAGAAATGCTTACATCAGTGATAAACGAAAATGCCTATGTGGTGAATGATAGCACTCCCTTTTTTTATAATAAAGGTGGAGCAAGTCAGGGAATGCTTAGTGGAGACGATATTTATATTGATTGTCAGCCAGTGGGACAATCTGAGGAAACTACGGAAACGGTTTCAGATGCCGATAATACATCGTCCGTTCCCGATATTTTTCAAGGAGATTGGTTAAAATATTTCATCATTTGTTTCGCCTTTTTTGTTTTATTAATGGCGTTTAATTATCTTCTTAATTATTTGGGAAATTCTCTGAAAAATTTTAAAATGAAATGATGAGATGATACAAAATACATATGTAAAAATTTATATATGTAAAAGATAATGCACACAATCAACACCAACATCCATAATCTAGCCTAAGCAACAGGCTGGTCTATCAAGACTGAGCGCGTTTTGGTTTCGCGCGAATTTAAAATGAATTCAACTGCTTCTTTTGCAACATCCGGATTATTTTCAAAAAATTTATTCATTGTATCCACCAGGAATTTTTTACTGATGTTTGTTTTATAACTCCGCACACTATGTTTCATTTTCGTCTTTTCATCGCGAAGATTGTAAGACTCAACCTGTGTTTTTTGCATCAAAGGGGCTAGAAAAGCCCCCAATTCTGCCCGTTTTTTTGTCATTGCTTTAATTGCGCGGTCCAGGCGAATCCATTCGCGAACCACCGCTTTTATATTGGCTTTACTTTCATTGGTTGTTGACTGAGTTTCACCAGACGATATCACTGTTTCCTCCGAAGACATATTTGTATATTTTTGTATATTATATCCTATTTATTCCTGTTTAATATTTTATATACCACGTTCTTTTTATTTTATTTTATTACAATAAACAACCAATATGAAATATGCATTTGCAACCATTCACTTTGGAAACAATCCCGTATATTTAGAATTAGAATTATATTTTTTCAAAATGTTGCGTTATTATACCAATCACGACATACTTTATCTGTATTCCAAAGACGACACACCCGAAGCATTTGTAAGGGCTGTGGCACCCTTGGTGTCACATACTATTCCTTATGAAGACAAGGGAATTACTTATGATGTGAATTTCGAAAGTCAATATACCAATTTTAATACTCTCCGCACTTGCAATTTCATTTTCGCATATATACTAACTAATTATGATAAAATTTGCATTATTGAGTCAGATATGGTTATTATGAAAAATATGGATTCCATTTTTTCATTGAAATCGCCAGCCGCGCTAACTTATTACATTGGCAATCGTAATCTCAAATTCAATCGACCAGTGAATAATACCAAAGCATCTGTGTTGCGAAAATGCAAAGAAATGGGACGATTAAATGGTGGGGTAATGGTTATTGAACCCTCTGTGCAATTATTCCATCAATATGTGAATGCCATAAAAGATATCATTATGAATGTCTGCAAATATCCCAATGAAACGCTGTTTGAGTATGTGAATAATCACTATTTTAATCTTCCAGTGCAATATAATTTATCCCACTATCATACCAAACGACTGGATAGTTATGGTTTAACACCAGAAGATATTTATGTGTATCACTTTAACGAAACTAAATTTAAACATTTGGATATCATTGCAAATCCCATAGATGAACGCGGCGACAACTGGTTGGAAAAGATGTATACCATTCCCAAATATAGTATTAAAAAAATACCCATTTTGCACTATAAAACCTTTTACGACCAATATCATCCAGAAATTATGCGTATTATGCAAAAGGTTCGTAATTCTAATCAAGGTGAAGGTGAAAATGAAAGCAAAAGCAAAAGCAAAAGCAAATCAAAAAGTCCATCAAAAACGATGAAACAAAAGCGATGCCCCAAAGGGTATCATCGCAACAAAATTACTGGAAATTGTGATGCAGTTTTATTAGAAAAGGAAAAGGAAAAGAAAAAATATTCGCGATGCGCCAATGGACATCGGCGAAATAAAAGCACGGGTAAATGTGATAAAATCAAATGAAAATGAAACAAAATAAACCTATACAAGCGATTAAATATATACCGACCGATACCTAACAAAAACAAAAACAAAAACAAATGAAAAATGCGAATACTATTTATGTCACCATCTTATTTTACGTCATTCATTTTTATTTTATCACTCTTTTTGAGGTTCTTTTTTATCTTTACTATATTTTGCCTTACGAACAATCTTTGTTGGTCAATCTCTTTAACCTTCGGCACAATAAATATGATAAATTTATTAATAAATATAATGTTAGTATTACCGCGTCCACAGTTTATGAATTAGAACATTGCGGAAATGGTGAAAGAAGAATTGATGATGCAAATGAGCCATTATATATGTATTGCTATTATTACATTGGGTTTATTCAACTGGCTTTATTAATCGCATTTTTCTATGATATTCATTATACCTATGGATTTTATTTTGCTTCTACCAATAACGACAATGCACATGAACTCTCACCAAATCATCACAATGATAAAATAAAGAATTATGGAGACGATATTCATGGTTCCAACAATTCAAAGTCTTTTTTAAATAGCAGTAAATTTCAATCTATGTTAGTTCCAATCACAACTAACAAACTAACAAAAAATATATTTTCCTTTTCATCGGTTGATACCCAAGAACACATTGAAATGACTGCTAATGGTGATAATATAAATAAAGAAGAAATAGAAACAAAAGATAAGTCATTAATGGATTTAGATGTAAATGTGAATATAGAAATGGGAAACTTACAAGAAGAAGAAAAAGAGGGGAAAAAAGAAGAAAAAGAAGAACCAATAGAACTAACAAAAAATGAAACCCGTGAAGAAAAAATAAAATTTGTTAGGTATTACTGGACGAATTCATTGTTTGTAGAAGAATTTATCCGAACATTATATTTTATTTGCATCATTGGCATATTTGAATTTTTATTCTTTACACAAATTGTGGATAATTTTAAAGTGTTTGACCTGAAAATGATATTGTGTAATCTTTTGAAATGATGAATACCTAACAAAAATAAAAAAAATAAAAATAAAAATAAAAATAAAAATAAAAATAAAAATAAAAATAAAAATAAAAATAAATCCGTAATCGTATAAATAATAATATATATTATTATTTAAAGATTTATTATGAGTGCAGTATTATATTACAGCAACAATTGTCCCCATTCACAAAAATTATTGCAACATTTGAAAACCACTTCTTTTGCCACCAAATTCCAGTATATTTGTATCGACCAGCGTATTAAAGACACAGACGGAAAGACAAAAATTATCCTGCAAAATGGAAGCAAAATTGTGATGCCTCCAACGTTGACATCTATTCCCGGTCTTATGTTAATCGACCAGCAATATCGCATTCTTTACGGCGACCAGATTTATCAATATTTGCAGCCCAAGGAAAAAGAAGCCATTCGACAAAGCACGGAAAATAACATGGAACCTGCAGCCTTTTCTTTTGGCGGTGGTGGCGGTGGATTTGTTGTTTCAGACACGTTTAGTTTTCTGGGACAGGATTTGGAGTCACAAGGTGATGGTGGATTGGCCCAAATGCATCATTATGAAACACTTAATCCCAATTTAACACCGCAACATAATTTAGGACAATACATGAATGACGATAATATTAAACGTTCCAACAATAAAATCCGCGATGGAGAAGTGGATGCGAACCGCTTGGCAGAAATGCGGGGTTATAATGTGATGCCAGGTGGCGGAGGTAATAGTGGTGGTGCTGGTGCTTACAATCCAAATATTTAATTCTTTCAGCCAGCCAGCATTATTAATAAAAATGAAATGAAAGAATAATCAATATAAATGCATATTGATTATTAAATGCTTAAATATCTTGTGCCTCTCAATAACACTGACAACATCAAAAAAACAAAAACAAACGAAAAAAATAACGAAAAGGAAAATGAAACTAACAAACCAGAACTCGAAACTAAACCCGATGAAATAGGTCATTCTAATTATTTGGCTACCAAATACGCTCACTCGCGCGACGTATTTATCCAGTTTTTCGAGATGGGGCATCGTTATGTAATTACAATTGACCCAGAAGACACAACGAAATACACTTCTGTTACCACATGGAACCATTCCCATTTTCCCAAGTTTGACTCGGATAAAATTATCCAGCAAATGATGAATGGAAGAAAATGGAACAGTAGTCATAAATACTGGGGACTAACTGCCGAGCAGATAAAAGACCAATGGGCGGCGAATGGTAAAGAAGTGTCGGAAGCAGGAACGAAAATGCATTTTGATATTGAATGTTTCATGAATACTCACTTGGAAACAGATTATGCTGATGAATGCATTACGCACCTAGATTTATGGCATCATTACCAGTCGCTTTCTGATGCCGAAAAACCCAATACCAGCCCCGAATGGTGTTTCTTTTTGCAATTTGTGAATGACTTGCCAAACCTGAAACCATTTCGCACTGAATGGACGATTTTTGATGAAACGCTGAAAATAGCAGGTTCTATTGATATGGTGTATCAAAATCCCGAGGATGGGACCCTATCTATTTATGACTGGAAACGATGCAAAGATATCAACCCGGAAAATATGTGGAACAAGTATTCTACTAATCCTATTTTGTCGCACATTCCCGATACGAATTTTTGGCATTACACACTGCAACTGAACACATACAAAAAAATCTTGGAACGAAAATATGGATATCAGGTTCGCGAATTGTTTTTGGTGCGATTACATCCCGATAATCCAGACCAAACATACGAATTGATTGAATTGCCGATTTTGGCGCGCGAAATGGAGGCACTTTTTAGCCAACGATGGGAGGAAATGAATGAGTGATATGAATAAAAAATACAAGAATTAAATGTTATGTTTAGGGGTTTTGTTTCAGAATAATTACAAAATACTACAAATGAAACAATATATTGGAACAAAGGAGACCCAGTAATAACTGTGCCTCCCCCCTCTTAAATATTTTGATTTTTAACAAAATCAAAAATCAACAAAATAAAAATAACCATTAGGAAACCCAAAATCCTCTATTTTCTTTCGTTTTTTACATCCTTTTCCTTTTCTTTTTTCATTTTGTTAGCAAAACACATGTCGCATTCTATTTCCATTCCTGAAATTATGAAAACCACCGCATCCGCATTAATGTATGTCTATGCATATTCTTGGACCCCGGGTTTTTGTTTTAACCAAACCGATTATCCTGGTTGTGTTTCACAAACACAAACCCAAGATTACTGGAAAACCAATTTCACAATCCATGGATTATGGCCACAATATGTTGACAATGGTTATCCATCGTATTGCAATAGCGATGACTTTAACGAAACGGAAATCGTTGCCGACATTGGCTGGGATACTCTCACGCAAAAATGGCCCAACGTTCAATGCGACGAAACCGACCCTGAATACGATAGTTTTTGGGAACATGAATGGACGAAACACGGAACATGTAGCGGATTGAACCAAGACACCTATTTTGAAACCGCCATTAATTTAACCGATGTTCTTTTGACATCGACCGAAATTCAGTCCCACATTGGCGAAAGTATTAATGCAGATGAATTGCGAGATGCCTTTTTCGGGTCGCCGTGGGTCGCACTGCAATGCAACAAAAATGCCGAAACGGGTGATTATTATTTAATGGGTGCATACACGTGCTGGGAAAAAAATGCCGATGATGGGTCAGTGGGAGAGCAGATTGTGTGTCCTACCGAAGTAGTTAATGAAGATACTTGTTATGCGGATGATATTTTCATCCCTGAATTATGATTTTTGTTAGTATTTTTATTTTTCTTTTCCTTTTTTCTTTTTTCTTTTTTCTTTTAGAAACCTTAAATACTAACAAAATTAAAAATTATACCTTTCCCAAATACGCATTCGCCGCCAAAGGTCCATCCAAATCCATAAACATTCCCGTGGCCGATTCTCGTTCGGGATATTTCGGCTCAAATTTCCATCTTCCTTGGCGTCTCAAATACGCATTTTTCTTGTCATATAATCTCTGTCCCTCTACCGCAGCGGGCGTCAGTCCAGTTCCCAGTTGTGCCGTTGCTACCTGGGCGTCTTTGGAGCCCTTTTCCAAGCGAGATGGCGGATAATAAAACGCTGCCTGTGTGCCTATATCGGTGGTTAAATCGGAATACTGCGGCGTCAAATAACTCTGTTTTCCCGCATCATTTTGTCCCCGAACATCGCTTCGTTCGTATGTCTGCGGAGGCGGTAAAATGGGCTGACAACCGGGACAATCAATGTCTGAGGTGCATTGGTCGCGTGTTTTGGCACACTGGGACTGCGGACCGCAAAAATTAGTGCAACTGGTGGTCGTGGTTAAAGGAAGATTAACTGTGTGGTTAGTTTCGGGCGTTCCGCGGTCTTCCATCATTGACTCAAATGTTTCCTTATACTTTTTTGTGTTTGCATTTGCATTTCCTAACAAAAATAAAAAAAGAACGGCACAAATGACCACAACACTGCATACACTTATAATTATATTTTGTCTTTTCATTGCAAGGTTTTTATTACAACCCTTTTCTATACTAACAAAATATAATAGTTCATTTTAATCAATGAAAAAAAAATCAAAAAATCATTGCAAAATAAAAATGATTTTACATTTCATAAACCAATAAATATAAAGTATCTACTTTAAATCAATAATTAATTAACTAATCACTATGAGCCTGCTGAAAGAACTGATGGCAGAAAGTCTTGGGTGCTATTCGCAGTCGGAAATAATTAAGGCAGAAAATTTTATATGCGACTTTGGACTTCCAAAAGTGTCATTAACCCTTGACAAAGTGGATATTAGCAACATATATTTCACGACAAATTGCGATAATTATCGTGATTACCTTAAAATTATACCCGAAGTGTTGCATGCAGAAATAGTGGAACGCTATTTAAAATGTGTAGAAAACGATGTATCCTTCGTTGCAACTGAACTGGGAGGACATCTGTATATTAGACACACAGACGAAACAGACTATGTAAGTGTTGAAACGTTATTTTATCAAAGTATTGAAGAATGGGATGTAAATAAACTAACAAACCAAACATAACCAAAACATAACAAAAATCTAAATGTATATTTGTTATTTGTCTTTTTTAAATTTCATAATTATTTCGCAACACATTTTTGATTTTGGCATTTCATGCCATGGGGACACCGCTTTCCGCGTCCGCATTTTTTCAGCGAACCAAAAATGGGTGTGGGTGTGTGAAATTTAGACAAAGAATTAGAACTGGAAGTAGCTTTATCCGCCACTCCAACTCCAACCTTTTTATCTTTTTCGTGTGCTTTCAATAGGGTTTCAAAACGTCCGACACTTGCATCGGGGATTTTGCGAATTAATTCCTTCTCAAATTTATCCAGCATTTTTTTGAACTTTTCTTTGGATAAGCATCCCTTTTTAATTTTTTCGCATTGATTTCCGTCGTCCATTTTTTTCAATATATTCTTTTCCACTGCACTCATATAATTATGCAGATTGTCTTTGGTTATTAAATCGGCCATTTCCCGCATCAGCCGTTTTTCCACAGTTTGCATATAATTATGAAATTCCGTTTTGGAAACGAGTTTTCGCAGTTGAATATCCAATTCTATTTCTTTTAAAGGGACAGGGACACGTGCCTTGCTACGTGCTGATGAAAACTTGGAGGACGTAGATGATGCAGAAGATACAGGTGATACAGATGATGCGGACGAAGATTTAGCACTAGGTATAGAAAAGGGTGTGTATTGCGAGTCCGGTGCATACACATCCAACATAGTAAAAGAAGGTGTTGAAGATTTGGACTTGGATTTGGAAGAATGTGTTTTTGCTGTTTTGGATGAACCACTGCGAGCACTATGAAAAGATGAACTCTTTAATGGTGATGCTTTTTTACGCGTTAAATGCTTTTTTTGCCTTCTGCGATGTCTTTTACTTTTCGCCATTTTTCACGTAGATTTTACCTTTATTTAATGGTGATATTTAATTGTAAAACTAACAAATCAAATAAATACACAAAAAACAAAATAAAAAAGATTTTGATTTTCTATTTTGTTAGGAAAATCAATTCCCGAAACTTAAAAACTAATCGTTTTCATTTCTGAACTTCCTCCACTGCTTCCATTTCCACTGTTTCCATTATTCCCGTTGTCCCCATTTTGCATTGCTTCTTTGTTCTCCTCCTCCACTTGCAACAAAATGTTTTCGCCCATTTTTTCCGCTCTTTTTTGTTTCTTTTCTTCATTCTTTTCCACCAAACGACGCACCAATATTTCTTGGTCGCTTGCAGGAACAGACAGCACTTGCGTCTGCACTTCGGGAGGAAATTTAAAGAAAGATGTCAATAAATACGGGTCTTTGAACGCGGGCATAATCGCCATTGATGCTGTATCCACCATTAATCCCGTTTCCTCGTCTGTTTGAGCCAACACAGTTAAAAGTTGGTCCAGTTCCACATATTGATAAGTATTCAGCCGTTTAAGAATATTATATTCATCGGTTTCATTTTGCGAAAAGTAATTACCCAAATACATGGTGTGATTTTCGTCCATTTCAATGTTAATGTATTCGGTTAAAGCCGGCAACACTGTATCGGCTACAACCTTTGCTGAATCGAGTTTTTGTCCCACTAATTTCATCAGCATTTTCAATTGGTTCTCATACAATTGATATTTCAACGGCTCCGATAACGGAAACCACTGGGCAAAAGAAGCCAGGTCATAAGGTCGCAATTCAATGGACCCTTCGGGTTCTATTTGCTGTGTTTCTGTGTTTATCCAAACCACGCCAGTTTTATCAGGCGTCAGTTCTTGGCGATATTTATTCAATCCATTCATTGTTAAATAATACCGAATAGCCAATTCGGTCGCTAATTTCGTGAAATCAATGATGGAATTGTTGTGTTCATACAATCCATAGTATAGTTGCATTGGCTCCGAATAATAAAGTGCGTAGCGTTTGTAAGGATATTGTTCCGTTTCCTTTTGCTCGTCATCTTCGTCGGCATCCGCATCTGCAACAGCATCCTCAGCATCTGAACCTGGTTCTTCTTTTGCATCATCATCTGCATCCACATCATCGTCACCGCCCCGCATTTTCCCCTTCTTTTTGCTGGCTAAAAAGCGTTTCAGTTTTTCAATCAGCTGTTTGTTTTCAAAGGTCTGCGTAGATTGATATGCCAAGTTCAGCATCTGGTCTACATTTGCGTCTGTAATGATACGCATTTGAATATTGAGTGCCTGTAATTCCTGCATAAGCAATTTAAACGAATACGGAATTCGCACAATGCTGAATAACCGCCCAAACCGCGTTTCAACCTGAATGTTTTGTGTCGGCACGCCAAAGGGGTCCAGGATTTCCTGAAATGCCACCGGACCATCAGCAAAAGGACTGAAATAAATATCTTGTTTGGGATTATAAATCGCAATGCATCCCGTTTTATTACATATCGCCAAGTAATACTCGTCTCCGCGTTCCATAAATGACTCCGTCAAAAAGAACGCGGCACCATGTGATAAAATAGAATCGCGTTCCATCTCTCCCACTCGCAAACCGCCGTCATTTGCGCGACCATGATTGGTCTGTCGTGTAAGCATGTCGCGACGACCAGTAGCGCGATAATTAATCTTATCTTTTACCATATGTTTAAGACGCATGTAATAAGTCGGTCCCATATAAATCTCACTTTCCAGTTGTTCGCCGGTAAACCCGCTGTATAAAACCTCGTTTCCACTGGGATGCAATCCTGCACGTTGTAGCATGTCCCCGTATTGGTGATAATTAATTCCATCGGCCGCAAAAGCCGTGCAATCGCCAAAGGTGCCATATTCGGCACATACCTTTCCAAAGATACTCTCAATCAAATGGCCGATAGTCATTCGCGAAGGCAAAGCATGAGGGTTAATAATAATATCCGGACGAATACCGTCCGCATTGAACGGCATATCTTCCTCGGGAACAACCAATCCAATGGTTCCCTTTTGTCCTGCACGCGACGCCATTTTATCGCCAATGGCGGGAATACGTGTATGACAAATCCGCACTTTGGCAATGCGGTCGCCGGGCGCACCCTCCGTAATAAAGATTTTATCCACAACACCCATTTGTCCCTTTTTGACCACCTTGGAATTGTCTGTATAAGTAAGGCCGTCCTCTGATTGCACCACTTTTCCAATGATTACTGTTTTATCCGACACAATGGTTCCTTCATCTACTAGACCTTCTTTGTTTAGATTTTCGTAATTGGCGTTTTTATCCATTCCAACCACATTGGGAATATTCAAAGGGTTCGCAAACATCATTTTCCCTGTTTCCAGCAGTGTATCTGCAGCTCCGCCTTCTTCATTATTTCCGTAGTCAATTTCGCTGTTTTCATAAGTGGTGTAATACGAAGTCAAAAATAGTCCGCGGTCCAAAGAAGCGCGGTTAATCAATATGGCGTCCTCAACATTGTATCCGGTATAACTGGCAATAGCGACAATGGTATTGACACCATAGGGCATTTCCTCGTGATTAATATAATTTAAATATCGGGATTTAATCAGCGGTATTTGTCCGTAATTCAGCACAATTCCGGATTTATCCATGCGCACGGGATAATTGGAATTGTAGATGGAACATGCCTGACGACTTTGACCGCATGAAAACACATTTCGTGGCAGTTGATTATGTTCGGGAAAAATAATGCAGTTTCCCATTACTCCCAAAATGAGCGACGGGTCAATTTCCATATGAGTATAAGCCGTCGCCATAGTATCTGTATTGGACGACTCAAAATTCTGCAAATTATTCGCAATCAATGCATTTTCTTCCTCACTAACATCTAAATATTCCAAAATGCCTTCGTATTTGACTTGGTCGGAATTAGAAATGCGTGGTGCATAACATTCATCATAATTCACCAATTGCGTTCCTCCTCCGTTATCTGCAAATCCATTCACCATTTCCTTCCATGAAACGGGATTAGAATTATTATTTGTTAGTCTTTTGCGAACACCATAATAACTGATTTCTCCGCTTCCGTGTTTGCGATATAAATAAGGTCGCGTCAATCGTCCGCCATCTGTGTAAATATAAATGGCGTATTCAGCGTATTCAAAAGAAATACTGGTGTGAAGAGGTAAGAAACCATTTCGCCTCCACCTTTTAAGTGTGCGAACCACTTCTATCGGTTCTTTATCCATGACAATTCCAAACCAAATACCATTTACAAACATCTTTGGTTTTGTGCTTAAAAAGAGTGGCGGGAATTGCTGGATAGGCTGAATATTCAAATTGTTCTTTAAAAAGTCCATCATTTTGGCAGAGGACACAGAATTGGTAATGGCGACACTTAGTGTCAAGTGTTTATGCAAACCAACATCACCACCATCAGGTGTATCCAAGGGGTCAAACATTCCCCACTGCGAATTCTGCAATAAGTGCGGTGCCACAATTTTTGTGCTTAAATCAATGCGCAAAACCACTTTTCGCAGGTGCGACATGAATGAACTCCATGAAAGGCGGTTTAAATCCTGCACAAGACCGACGCGTTTGGTGAATTTGCCCGAGCCCCAATTTCCGCGAAACCCTTTGGAAAACCCTTTCTCAACGACACGCGTCGTAGTAAGCATCATAGGCACATTCGCCACCAGCCGATTAATTCCCTCTTGCAACACAGTGTGTTTAATTCCATACAATTCGCGTTTATAGTATAATTCCTTATCCAGTTTGACAAAAAACGACTGATTTTGAATAATCCAGTATTCACGAAATAAATCGCGAATAAGAGTTCCGGATGTTTCCACGCGTTTATATTTAAAATTGTCGCGGTCGCTGGGCGGGTCGCGTTCCAAATGCACGCGAAGCATTTTATACACCATATTTCCCAGAAAATACGCCTTGTCAATGAAATTATTTTCCCCAATATGGGGCAAAAAATAATTCATCAAAATATTGTAAGTTTCCGTGATGGTTCCGCGTTTCATAAATAAATGCGAAATGTATTCAATGGCCTCCGATTGTGAAAAAATATTCGCTGCATCATGAACCGAAGGAATAAATAAATCTACCATGTCGCGATTTTTCTCAATATCAAGCAAACAATATTCAATAATTTCCTTGTCGGTCACAACGCCCAAAGCCCGCATAAGAATGAATAACGGCACCGGTTTCGCCGCCATGGGAACAAAACAAATAATATTCCCTTCTTCGGCATACATTTTCACCGACATGTATCGAATAGGTTTGGAAGTATCCTCAGACACGGAATGAATATCGCAAGTGTAGGAAAATGGATTAGAGTCATCTGATTTCAACTTTTGCACCAAAACCATATTGTCGGCCATTTTTTCTTGGCTGACGAGCAACTTTTCTTTTCCATTAATAATGAAATAACCGCCATAATCATTGCGACCCTCTCCAAAGTTAAATCTGGCTTCACGTGTTAAACCGCCTAAAATACACTGATTAGATTGAACCATAATAGGAAAACGCCCTAAATATATTCTTTCAAATAAATGCGTCATTTTAACCTCTTTTCCGTCTTCATTGAGGTCGTAATATATAGTTTCCACTTCTACGTCATAATGAATGGTAAAACCATAAGTCATATTTCGCAGACGAGCATCATTGGGATACATATATTGGATAAAATCTTGTTCTTTGGAACCGCCATCACCGACATCTAAATCACGATATAAAACAGGTTTGCCATAATATATTCGGTCGCCTGTTTTACCACCCATCCACACGATACATTGTGCTCGTTGTTCATTCAATGTTTTTAACTCGGTTGCTGTATAAGATATTTCTTCATCAGAAATCACTTCACGCTCGACAAAAGAAATCGGGTTATTATCGCGAAAGATTTGAATAATGTCGTGGCTGTAAAACCGGTTGTAAGAATTTAAATGTTGCTGAACCAAATATGCGGGATTATCGGTGAAATGTGTATGAATAATATTCCACATGGGCGACTTGTCGGCCATCTGGCGCTCTTCTTTTTCTTCCATTTTTCCGCGGACTTCTTGGTTATTAATATTTACTTATTTTTTATATCTTTTTACAAAACGATTTCTATCCTATGCTCTCCAAAATCTATTTAAATATATATTGTGTGATATATCAGGGAAACAAACAAACAACCAAAACAGATATTTAATTATATCATATATCATATATCAGTCATATATATCAGTCATATATCAATCATATATAAAGACACAAAATAACACAAACAATGAACCACCAATGTACATATAATAATGTCGTTATAAATAATAGTTTTAATTCAAACAATAATTTTTTGTCATCTTTTACTCTATATAAATTCACGGCCAATCAGTTGTTAAAATATAATTATGGAAATTTAACGGATGACAACAGTTCCATTTGCATTTCTCACAGTATTTTTTCCAAAATAAATGAGTTGGATACGAAAATGACTATAAAAGGAACGCCTATCTTAGAATTTACTCATCCTTATTGTCATCTAACCCAAGACATTTTAAAATATAAATATTCGCTCTTTCACTTGGAATTGATGGAAATTATCAAATTCAACAATTGGAATTTCATGTTGGAAAACAAATACAATCGTATTTTAATTGTAGATTCCATGAATGGAATGAAACATTTAGAATTTTTAAAATATTACCGCCCAACTGCAACCGCAAACAATATCATTCAAACATCATTGGACACATGGAATTCACTTACATCCAGCCAAATGGAAACGAATAAATTTCAATTGATATTCTTTAATTGTGTATATAAACAACATTACGCACAACTTATTCAATTGCTTCAAAAATATCACATTGAAGGTGGAACTACTATTATTAAAACACGGCATATGTTTTATAAGCAATCTATTGAATTAATGGTTCTTTTGAATATTTTGTATAAGAACATTAGCATTATTCAACCCACTGTTTCCAATATAGCAGAAGGATATATATTTATAGTTTGCAAAAATCGCCAAAAAAATATTAATACTGAATACAATTTGAAAGCATTGAATGATACTACCAAAACCACCACTAGTAATTCATCATTATCATCATTATCTTCATCTTATATCAATACGTCTTCACATCCATTATTTTTTTTAAACAAGATAGAAGACATGAATATTTACTTTGGAAAACGTCAATTAGAAGCAATGCAACAATATTTAGAGAAAAGTAATAAATATCACAACTCTGGTAATTCCATTCTTTCAACCAATAATATAAAGACACATATTAAAGCCAATCGTGAAAAATGTATGCAATGGTGCAATTATATATTTCCCAATAGACCAGCAGTAGCAATTTAGCCAAACAAATATAGGCATAATATAAAATAAGTGCTACGCTACCACTGTGCTATATATACTATGAATATACATAAATTTCAAACGCGTGTTTTTGATGCCATCACCATCATTTTATACATACTTTATTTTATTGTGGTTATGGGATTGTCTGCCAATGCACCAGAATATATAGATACGTTGCAATATTATTTAAAAATCTATATTTCGCTTTTTCTCATTATTCGTTTCAATAATTTTAGGCAAATTCAATTTACAGAACTAGACCGAAAAATTGCGTTTAATGCAGGAGTATTTCTATTTAGTGCAACTCTTTTGAACCAATTCGTTCAATATTTTCGTCCCTTTTTTCAAAGCCTCCAACAAAAATGGTTAAAGGGAAAAACAAAAGAATAATAACAATATATCAACGAAAACAAATAATACAATAAAAATTGCAATTACAAATAAATAAAATATTTAGGCATCATAATATAATATAAGATAAGCAATCATGGTTTATATGAGCGGAGGTAAATCAGCGCGCCATGCGGCATCAATTACAAACAAATGGACTTGCGGTGGACCGAAGAAGGCGGGACTTGCTCCCAAACTCGGATGGTTCATGACCAGTAATCCCAACATGACCGGAGCCGTGAACACTCAGTTCGGTCTTAAATGCATTCCCAACACAACTATCCAGACACAGAAATACGGATACTCTGCTACCCACGGTGGCAACATGGGTTAAGCGTGTTTGTTTATTCATTAGTTCGATTAAGTTGAGTTGGAGTTAAAGTTTTCTTTTTTATTTTATTTTTAAAATGGTTTGTGTTCGTTTGGACTAACAAATAAGCATATAACCAAAGTAAATATAAAATAACAATCTAGTATCTAACATCCAGTATTCAACATTCAGCATCTATATTTAATAGTATTGAGCTTTATATGGATTATAATGTGCTTTCACATAATTCGGTGTTGTAACGGGGGTATAAGTAGTTTTCTTCACAACAGTTGTTTTTGTGGTGGTATTCGCATGCGCGGGAACTGTGTTAAGCCGTCTTAAAAGGAAAAAGGCAATCACAATTCCTGCCACTCCAATAAGCAAAGTTTTTTCTTGTTTCATTTATTACTATACACCAATATTTTTCGTTTTTGTTAGTTCAAACCTAACAAAAACGAAAAAGATATAAAAATAATTCACATTATACAAAAGAAAGGGCATTGTGTATTGTTCTTACACCATTCAATTAAATAACAATGTTTTCATCCACAGATATTATTAATATTGATGTAAATAACAGCAGTATTTATGACGAATATTTTGCTCTTCATCGAAAACATTTGGCCGAATATGGCAAAAGCAATACCATTGTATTGATGCAAGTGGGAGTTTTTTACGAAATGTATGGTCTGCGAAATGTAGAAACTGGTTTAGATGAAATATATCCCAATATTGGTGAATTTGGTCGCATTTGTGAGTTGGCAGTTGTGCCCAAATCAAAGGTTTATTACCAAGACAAAAAATTCAATATTTTAATGTGTGGCTTTAAAGATGATTTAGTGGATAAATATGTGCGAAAATTGCAAAATGCTGGTTATACCACGGTGTTATATAACCAGAGTGAAAATGCGGGAAAAGGGGTTAAACGAGAACCACGAACATTATTCGGTGTTATTTCGCCGGGCACATATTGTGGTGCGTGTGATGATAATCTTGCATCTTCAACCACGAAAGCAGCGGTAAGTCGCAATACAATGATGTGTGTATGGTTCTATTTGCAAGACATGCAGTCATCCATATTAAGAAATGCGTCCAGTCTGGAAGGGAAAAAGGGAACGCATAAAATCCATATAGGAATGTCTTGTGTGGATATTTACACCGGAAACACGGTTTTGTATGAATTTACCCGCACTTATTATCCCAAACTGAACAATCCCAATTTATTTGACCCATTGGACCGTTTTTTGACCATTCAAAGTCCTGTGGAAATAGTAGTTTTAACGGAAAGTTTTGATGCAAAAGTCGCATTAAACAGCATCGAAATGATGAAAAATGTGAAAAAAATACATTATGTTTCTTTAGATGAAGAAGACCAAAATGACAATGACAGCACCAGCACCACCGAAATCAATGTCAATATAAAACGTGCGAAAAATTGCGAGAAACAGATTTATCAGCGAGAAATCCTTGCTTCTTTTTATCCCAACCTAACAAACAATGATATTTATATGCATAAATTCGACCAATATATTTTCGCAACCCAATCCTTTTGCTATTTGTTAGACTTTATTCATCAGCACAACACAGCACTTACCCGGCAAATTAATTTGCCGACTTTTGACAATATGGGCGACTACTTGATGTTGGAAAATTCATCGCTGGTCCAACTCAATATCTTGGACGATGGAAAACAAATCAATGCGAGATATGCGTCTGTGGTAAAAATATGCACGAATGAAGCCCAAACACCAATGGGAAAACGCAAAATAACCGATATGTTGTTGCATCCCGTCATTGACCCCGAATATTTGCGACAAGAATATAACATTGTGGCCGATACCCAAATCATGTGTGATGAAAATCCAGATGTAATAATGCGTTTAACAGAGAAAATCGGAAAAATACGAGATTTAGCACAATATTTACGATTAATTTACTGGAAACGCATCAGTCCAAGGCAATTATCATTTCTTTACGAAAGTATTCAGTGTATCCAAGAAGTATATGCCGAATTTTCAAAAGTAGCACCGATGAATGAATATTTCCAAAAAAATGTGGATAATTATTCCAATTTGTTAGTTGCAGGTTCAAAGATTACGTGTTTTTTAGATAGTGTTTTGAATATAGACCGCTGTAAAACTGCCACTGCGTCATCGTCTATTACTACTGTGGGAAATGAATTGTTTATCATGAAACGAACAGCTAATGCCGAATTAAATAGAAATATGACACTTTTGTATGAATCGCGCGACCAACTGGAATGCTGTCGCACATTTTTTGAAGGATTGTTGTCAAAGAGTGGTCCCCTTTCCAGTAATAAAAGCAGTAAAAAAATGGCTGTAAAAGATGAAGATGAAGTGGATGCGGAAGCAGATGTGGATGCGGATGCGGAAGCAGATACTAGTGGCTGTGATGTTGAGTTCGGTTCCAATGCCAATCGCTTTATCAAGATAAATTGTTCCAAAACAAATAATTATACAATTACATCCACGGAATTAAGATGCGAAGAAATCGCAGAAAAACTGGATGAACTTCATTCGTCGGCTGCGTCAACCACAACAACCGACCTTCATTCTTTTGTCAATGTTCCCTATATTTCATCTACAACTCAACAAGAAAGCACATTTCAATTGAAAATTGGTAAAGAACATATGTTTTCTAACAAAAAAGGTGCAGCATCAGCATCAGCATCAGCAAAAGTAAAATCGGTCATAGAATTCGCTAAACCAAGTGCCAAAAGCTCCAATCGTCTCATCAAAAGCAGTCAAATAGATGAATGTGCATATACATTAAGTGCTGCCAAGAAGACTATTTCTGACACAATTCGGCGTGCGTATTTGGATGTGTTAGGTCAGTTGGAAAAATATGACGGCGAATTATTGGCACTTACCCAGTATATGGCAACAGTGGACTCCATTCTTACCCGTGTACGTCTGGCTACAAAAAATGGATACTGCCGTCCGGAATTGGCTGAGCCAGCACAAGCAGGTACGTCTGCATCCCCATCCTCTTTTGTATATGCCAAAAATCTACGCCATCCAATTATTGAAAAAATCCTGACGGATGAGTTTTATGTTGCCAATGATGTTTCTTTGGATAGTCGTGGTATTCTGTTGTATGGCGTCAATGCTGTGGGTAAAACCAGTCTCATTCGTTCTCTTGGCATTGCCGTAATTATGGCACAAGCTGGCTTCTTTGTATCTGCATCCGAATTTCGCTATTATCCATACACGAAATTATTCACCCGTATTTTGGGGAACGACTCCTTGGCAAAAGGATTGTCCACTTTTGTGGTAGAAATGCTGGAACTCAACCCCATTTTGCAATATGCAGACGAAAGGAGCATTGTATTGGGTGATGAACTATGTTCTGGCACTGAAACACCATCAGCCATTTCTCTTAATTTAGCCAGTTTGGTTCGCCTCTGCAAACGAAATGTATCATTTATTTTAGCTACACATTACCACGAATTATCAGAAATGGAAGAAATCCGGAGTTTATCCAACTTGGATATTATGCATATGGCAATGTATTATGATGCTAATTTGGATAAACTGGTGTATAACCGCAAATTGCAACCGGGAATTGGAAGCAGTCGATATGGTTTGGAAGTGTGTAAAGCACTGAAAATGCCCGATGATTTTCTGGAGTATGCGAATGAATTGCGCGTGAAATATTATGCAAAAACAGGCGGCGGGTCTATTTTAGATTACAAGACTTCTGTCTACAATTCGAAACATGTGCGAGGAATGTGTCAAAAGTGCGGTAAAGTAATATCTACTGAGGTGCATCATATGTTGCCCCAGCATTTAGCCGATAAAAATGGATTAATTATGGACGAACAAAGTGGAAGCACTATTCATAAAAATCATCCTGCAAATTTGATGAGTGTTTGTGAAAAGTGCCACTTAGATATTCATCACAGCTAACAAAAACTAATGAAATACAAATAAAATATCTATATAAATTAGGACAAGCATAAAGCAAAAGCATATAAAATAAA